CAGCGCGAGGGCGGTGACGATGGCTGGTGCTATCAGCATCGTCCTGGGTATGAGCCAGACAATGATCTCACCGCCAAGCGTCAGCGGTTCGTCGAGCTCTACCCCATCTATCTCAACGGCGCCAAGGCGGCGAGAGAGGCTGGCTTTGCGGAAGCGACGGCGAATCGCGAGGCTCATCGGCTGTTGTCAGATGCAGACATCAAGAAGGCCATCGAGGAGCGTTTGGAGAAGCTGTCGATGGGCAAGGATGAGGTCTTGGCGAGGCTGACGCGGATGGCCAGAGGCTCGCTCGAGCCCTTCATCAACACCTTGAACAGCGAGGTCATCATCGACTTGACTGGCGTCGAGGCTCAGGACTCGCTCGATTTGCTCAAGGAGGTGCAGATCGATGACGGCCAGGTCAAGATCAAGATCCACGATCCGATGGCGGCGCTGGTGCATATCGGTCGCGCTCACGCGATGTTCACCGACAACCAGCAGCTCACCGTCAAGCGCCCCGAAGAGGACATGAGCGAGGAAGAGCTCGAGAAAGAGATCGAGCGGCTCGACGACATCATCGACGACGCGGGGTGAGTCGTGCTGACGGCGAGGCAGGCAAAGATACAAAAGCTGCGGTTGAAGCAGGAGAAGGCCGTTCGGCTCGCTCGCAAGAGTCTGAGCGCGTACATCCGGCTGGCGTGGCCGCAGATCGATACTGCGGACTACGTTCACAACTGGCACATCGACGCCATCGCCGAGCACCTCGAGGCCGTCACCGCTGGCGAGATCCAATACCTGCTCATCAACATCCCGCCTGGGATGATGAAGTCGCTGTCGGTGTCGGTGTTCTGGCCTTCCTGGGAGTGGATCGACCACCCCGAGCTCCAGTATCAACGTGCGAGCCATGACAAGGCTTTGTCGACGCGAGACAACCTGAAGGTTCGCGACCTTATCAAATCGGCGTGGTGGCAGGAGAGCTTTGGTCCGCTGCCGTTAAAGAAGGCTGCCGATGGCAAGACCCACTTCGAGAACGTCTTTGGCGGGATGCAGCGCGCGACCTCGCCGAAATCAGGGAACGTTGGTTGGCGAGCTCATCGACTCATCTTCGATGATTTGCTCGACTCGGATGACGCGCACTCTGACGCGATCAGGGAGGCTGCGAACATCTGGTTTCGCAAGACTTACCTGAACCGTCGACACGACCTCAAGACGGACGCGGTCGTCGGCATTGCCCAGCGCTTGCATGAGATGGATGTCTTTGGCGAGATCAGGGAGCAACTCGCCGAGTTTGACTGGGAGTGGTTGGTGTTGCCGCAACGCTTTGACCCGAAGCGCAAGTGTGTCACCAGCATCGGCTTTGAAGATCCCCGCACCGAGCAAGGCGAGCTGCTGTTCCCTGCTCGCGTCGATGAGGATGTGGACAGGAAGAACAAGATCATGCTCGGCGAGGATGGCTACGCTGGCCAGGAGCAGCAAGACCCTGTTTCGCCAGATGCCCAAATCCTCCACGTCAAATACATCCAGCATTACAAGGCGACACCCGAGCGAATCGCGACGCATTGCGACAAGCTCGTCCTGAGCGTCGATTGCACCTTCAAGGATAAGAAGGACTCCGACTTTGTCTGCATCCAGGCGTGGGCGATCACGGGGCCAAACTTCTACTTCCTCGACGAGGTGATGGAGCGGCTCGACCTCACCGCGACCATCGAGGCGATCCGCGGGCTTTACTACAAGTGGGCGGCGATCTCGAAGAACGGCATCCACGCGACCATCGTCGAGGGCGCGGCCAACGGCTACGAGGTCGTCAACGTGCTCAAGAAGGAGCTGCCTCGCGTGCTCGAGATCACGGTCAGCAAGAACAAGGAAGCGAGGGCTCACGCTGCGGCGCCGACGTTTGACGCCGAGCAGGTGTGGTTTCCCGATCCCTCGCTCGGCGTCGAGTATGTCGACCCGCAGAAGCCGGGGCAGACCATCGGCGTGCATGACAAGAAGGTGCGCTACGGGAAGTTCCCGAGGATCGCGAATGACGACGACATCGACGCGAGCACGCAGCTGATCAACTGGTGGACATCACAACACGGGAAGGGCTCGTTTGGCTTCGCGGTCAGCGGCGGCTGAAATCATTTTCACCTTGACACGTGTTGCAAAACCGGATCGAAGCCGGTAGGCTCTCACACAATAACTCTTAACTCCTGGCAAGAGGCCGGAGGAACTTACGAGGTGACTCGTGGGTCTTCTGGCCAATTTTTTTTCTTGGGCGACCGGCAAAGGCTGGGGCGGTGTTCCGCCTCGAATGTCTGACGTGTCGGTTCGAGGGCACTGGTCTTCGCCGCCTCGCTTGGGCGCTCGCGAGTTGTTGGCGCTCTACCATGCAAGCCTCGAATTCTCGACGCCTGTCGAGTTGATCGCATCTCGACAGGCGTCGACCCGATGGGGCGTGGTTGAGTCCGGCGACAAGCCGACGACGCTCGAGAACGCGATCGTTGGCCACCCACTCCAGTCGATCATCGACCACCCGCAGCCCGGCGAGATGTCCGGATTCGAACAGCGCGAGCTCGAGTCTGCCTGGGATTCGATCCTTGGCGAAGTGATCCTTCGTCTCTCCGAAGTTGGGCGCGGCCAAGTCGAGGTCTATCCGCTCAACCCGACGTGGGTCACACCCCGCTTCGAGCATGGTCGCTGGGTCTTTGATTGCAACTTCCCCCGCGGCGGTCGGGCGACGTTCTCCGAAGAGGAGATCGTCTGGCTCAAAAAGCGAAGCGTGGTCGATCCTTATGGTCGTGGCATCGGCAAGGGCGCCCCCGCGTCCTCGGACATTCAGACCGCCGAGTACGCTGCGGATTACAACAAGGCATTCTTCTACAACGGCGCATCCCCGAACCGCATCATCGGCCTCCACACCAAGGAAGGCGCGGCGGATCAGAGCGCGGTCGATGCCTTCCAGGCGACGTGGGACCAGCGCGCCGCAAACCCCAAGAAGGCGCATCAGACATTCTTCACCGGCACTGCGCTCGACGTGATCGAACTCCAGACGCAGTTCAAAGATCTCGACGTCGCCGAGCTGCGGAAATTCTCGGCGGACGCGATCCGCCAACTCTACCACGTCCCGCCCGAGTTGATCGGCCAACTCGCCGCGAGCAACCGCTCTACGATCAAGGAGGCGCTCGCGATCCTCGCCGAGATCGTGCTGCTGCCAGCAGCGAACGCGCGTCGTCTCCAGCTCAACACCAAGATGCTCCCAAGGCTCGATGCGATGGGCGTCGACGTCAATGGCGTCGAGTTCGGTTTTCAAGACCCGACGCCGCTTGACCGTTCGGGCCGCCTCGAGGCGATGCAGATCTGCCCGGAAGCATTCACTGTCAACGAGATTCGCGAGGTCGGCGGGCTTCCGGCGCTCCGCGGTGGCGATATCTACCTCCGCCAGGCCGACCACTGGGAAGAGGTCGAAGCTGGCGACATCATCGACATCGCGCCGATCCGACGCAGCGCGACGCCACCGCCGCTCCCCTCTCCACTCAGTCACATCCCCGACGACCAGCCGATTGTGCGGTTGATTATAAACCAGGAGGTCGCCTGATGCCTGAAGCAGCGCCACCCCAAGAAATCATCGAACAAAAGCGCGCCGAAAAGCTCAAGGCGATTGAGTCTGATGAGCCCACAATCAAGGCGTTCGTCGCCAAGATGGGCGAGGTCGACGAGGAAAAGCGCATCATCCCGTTTGTGATCTCGACCGATAGCGTCGATCGCGAGCAAGACGTGATCTCCGTGGATGGCTGGAATCTCGAAAACTACGAGAAGAACCCGGTCGTGCTGTGGTGTCACAACTCTCGAATCCTCCCCATTGGCCGCAACCTCAACACGCGGATCGAGGACGGGAAGCTCAAGGCTGATACACAGTTCATCGGCGAGGACGAGACCACGGCGGGCCACTTCGAGTTCGTAGAGTCAGTCTACCGTCTCTACAAAAACGGGTTCATGTCCGCCAAGTCCGTGGGCTTTCGTCCGATCAAGTGGGCGTGGAACGAGGACAGGGGCTATTGGGCGGTCGACTACGAAGAGCAGGAACTGCTCGAAGATTCATGCGTGCCGGTGCCCGCCAACCCTGAAGCGCTCGTCGAAGCGCGTTCGATAGGTATCAACACCGCGCCGCTTGCGAAGTGGGCTGGCGAGATCCTCGACACGCTCCCCATCGACGACGCGACGCGCCGCAAGGTCTTCGAGGAGACGTGGAAGCATGGAAAGAGCCACGCTTTTTTCCAGCAAGTCGTCGCCGACCTGGAGCCGCCAAAGAAGAGCGTTG